GTAAGAGGGGGCATCCTCAAGTAACCAATCAAGTGCCATAAAATCAATACATTAACGATTAGACAAACGGGTTGCAAACGTTTTATTAACCAGATTCTTCTTCTGAACAGAATACGAGAGGTTAACAAAGAAATTATCCTCCGAATTGGAGCCGAACGGCGAATTTACTTGATCGATATCTACAAACAAAAGAGAATAGTACTGATTGTAGCTTGCCGACAAAACGCGCTGCTGAACCCAATAGGAATAAAGAGGTTTATCAGCGGAAGTACCCTGGAATCGAGACAGCTGACCGAGGACCTCATCGTAAGAAGATCGAAACTCGTTAAAGCAAGGCTCGTAAGCCACAGTTTCCGTAGAAGACGTAGTTCCAAAACCAAATTGGAAACCAGGAACATCCTGATATCCAATATCGTTATAGATCGGATTGAAATAATCAGAGCCAGTATAATGAAGGTAATCAGGGTAAACGCCTGCCCAATAGTAGACAGGACGAATACTCAGCATGTCGATCATATAGCCAGGCTCGCGAAAATAATAAGACTGGCGACGACCAAGACGCTCGTTGAAGGCGATAGCGCCACCCTGCTGACCAAGAGGACCATTAGCACTCGTACCGGAAAAATTATTTTGTCCCGCTTGATTCATTACGATCTGCACATTGATAGTCTGCGAAGCGCTAAACAGCAGCTTGGGCCTATCAATATGCTCAATCTTCGACGCAAAAAAGGTCTCCAACCAATCGCTATAACGAGAACCGCCAGCACCAAGCAAATCTTTATACTCTTGAAGACGCGAAGCAATGGCCAACTGTGGTATAGTTGATACACCAGTCATAGAAACACCCTCGGAACTACCAACAGGAAGCAGACGGCTATAACGATCAGGGTTCGAAGGTATAACAGCCATCGGGTGAGCCACAAGGAAGGCGCCAAGCGAACTAACGGTCGTAGTACCAGGGTCGGTAGCGAACTGGTTCGCAGGACCTGCGGAAGTCAGCGTGGTAGTCCCGGGATAAATAGTAGAAACGGGATACCCGTCCCTAGAGGCGGTAATCGTAGCACCAAGATCGGAGAGCAATATCTGAGAAAAAAGATTACCTCTATTATACGTATTGCTCGACGACTGCAAAGCCGAGGGGTAAAATTGACTCTCAAAATAAGCGTCCAAAAACTCGAGATTTCCGAATCTTTGCGAAAAGAACGACCGCTTTTCACAGAACTGAGCAACATTATAAATAGTACCAGTGCTATTGGGAATGAAGTACCAACTAGAGGGCCAAGCAAAAGAGTAAAGACCCCACTGAGAATAGCTGTAGTAATTGCGAACGATATCCCAATAAGCGAGATAAGAATCGGCAGTGCACCAACCTAGGGGATAAGATAATTGAGCAGGCGAAAGGGTAGCCGACATGGGAACATTGCTAGAAGTCGTCGATGGAATAGAAGCCGGAAGAATACGCAACCAACGAAGCAACGAATTAGAGTAAGGATAATTGTTGCTGGTGTATTGGTAAGATGCGGTCGACGAGGCAGCAACAAAGTTCAAGCTTAAATTATTCATATCAAACTTACTGCTATTCGTCCTCATCTCGGGATGATACAACTGAAGTGGCACCCAAAAACGGTGAAGTCGAATAGTGTAGGGATTGAATGTCGGAACAGCAAGAGGATTGCTGCGAACGTCGATACCCTGTTCGATAGAAACACGGTCACGAGCGTTAATAAAATCGACCCGCACTGGGTACAGAATACCCGGTGTACAGGTAAAGGCCTTACTCTCGGGGACATCGTAGCGAGAATAGCCATTTACAGCATGTGAGATAAAAGGTTGTTTTCCCATAAATTAAGTAATTAGTTGAAGTTTGTAGTGATCTCTCCAAAACTGAAGAATATCTAAATCTAACCAGGTAGGGGGAGCGAAATCAGGCATCTTTCGAGAAGATGCAGAAAAACGCATTATTTGCTTTTGTTCCCACACGTACGACGATCTACGGGATACGGCGGAATTGAGACCAAACCGCTCAACACACAAAGACACAATACGCTTAACCAGAGAAGACTCGCTAAAACGTGCATAAGCGTCAGCAGCGGCAATCGAACGCATAACCTCGTCTTCCGGTTTAAGATATCTAAAATAGTATCGAGGAATCGTGTAGTTGTAATTGATACGCTTCTCAAAATCATAGTAAGACCACGACGAAACACGAGCAGAAGGACGAGGCATGTAACCAAGAAAATCACCAACGCCAGCAGATACGAATTTTCGCGTATAACGGCGATGTTGGAGGAGGCAAGATAAAGGTGTAAGCTTTCCATTTACAGTAACATATTTATCCGAAATTTCTTCGGGATTAAACTCAATTTGTTTAGTGACATACTTGACGCAATAACGAGCGCGCTTGTGGGTGGCCTTCGTTAACCACAAAAAGCCAAGGTCTCGAACAGCGGCACGAATAGTATTATAAAGGACATTTGTACCAAACAAGAAACCATGAAAGTGCAAACGAGGCTCATTTCCCATCTCAGGATGAGTACCAAACTCTTGAAAAAAAGCGTGCTTAAACGAATGACCAAGCTTGTGTCGCAAGCGTTCATTAAAGCGACGAATAAATCGAGAAGGATCAAGTAGTGCCTCGTTATAATGCTTCGGAGCGATTGTGATTGTGATGAAAATAGCTTGCTGGCCATTAGCCTTACAACGAGAAAGCTCGCGTTCAAGGCGGACAAACCAATCATTACGTTGACGACGCAGACAGTCTTCGCACTTTCCGCACGGGATTAGCAGCCACTGACGCGCGACATCCCAAGGCCGAAGAGCCAAAGCAGACTTAGCAACATCAGAACCATCACGACAAGGATTCTTCTTGTCGAAATAGCGCCGATTGCGTATCCATATGGGAGAAGAGCAGGCCATTAGAACAAACTTTGGAGACAATCGAATTCAGCATAAGGATTATCGCGGCGACAACGAGCAAGATACTCAATCGCGGGGGTTTCGTCGGCGAACCAGGCGACAATGATTCGCTTCTTACCTCGATACATAGCAACGGAGTAACGAAGCGGAGAGCCGTTAATGATAGGAGCAAACCTAGGTCTAAAATCAATGTAATCCATGGTTAAAAAAATTAATTTACACAACACGAGCCTAAGCGGGCTGCGCTGTTTCGGGCCTCGATCTCGCATCCGCGATATCGTCGGCTCCAGAAACATTTCCTCGCCACACTCTTAACGGCTCGAAAAAAGTATAAGAACGAGAGAGCCACAGGAGAAAAAAATCTCCTGAGGCTCAGAGAGTTAAAGAACTCTTCCACCAAGCGGGCGGGTCACTACTTTAGTGCCCCTTCCCTTCTTCTTTCGACGTGCCTTCATCGTGAGTCAGATTAGCGCTAAACATAAGAACGAGCGTATTGTCAAAAAAGTCAACCGAAAAGTCAGGATATGCAATCAAGGCCTCTAAAAGACTAGGAATGCGGCAATGATCAACATAGGGCGAAGCAGAAATGTCGGAGCGTTCTATATAGTCAGAAATAGGTGTACAAGAAAGAGCATCAAGAGGAAGCGACTCGAACTGGCTATCCTTGATATAGCCTACCTGTACAAAATCAACCTTGAGGGCCGGATTAATACGGCGAATAACAACATGAACGTGTGTCATAATAACGTAATTTAAATTTTCTTTGTAAGACTAGTAAAAAACTGCTCCCAGGCCTCGGACTGCTTAAGCCAGAATCTATAACCCTCAGGGGCCGAAGTAAACAGAAAGGAAGAGGAGATGAGGGAGCTTGGTTTGAGATGAGTGTCACAATAAAGATATCGAATGTGCTCGCGCAAACAATCTCGAAAGGGCTTCGGAGACTCAGCAGCACGATCGTAATTCTCCTGAAAAGCAAGATACAAATTTCGACGAATAAGCCACTCGACAAACGCATATTCTACGACATCGACTAGCAACTCAACATCTTTGAATTTTTTGTTCTTTTTCATAGCAATAGAGTTATTGGTTTACGACGCAAATATAACAACAAAAATCTAAAATGCAAAAAAAACAACAATTCTAACGATAACTTCGAGTAGTATTATACGAACTCGAATGAGTACCACGGGTCATCTCTGTTTTCGCATAACCAACAAGATGTCCTTTCGAGTCATAACGAGTCGTAAGCGAAGAGCCAGCAGAATCACTGGTAGAACCACCAGCAGAGATAGTCTTAGACGCACGAGACATGCCTCCACGGATTATGCCTGCGCCGGCAATACTAGCAGCCGCACCAACCAAGGCTTTAGAAATTTCAACATACGGATCAACCTTTGCATTACGAAGAGCGATACGAGCTTGCTCGGGAAGAAAATCAGAAGCATTCGCCTCATTTACAATGGTCTTATCATAAAAATCCTTAAGAGACATTGAAACCTTAAAAGTACGAGGGCCAGGATTTCCACGAGTAATAGGGTTATTACTTCTAAGATTTTCGGAGTAACGAGGGTTTGGAATCTCAATATCAAAACGCTTTTCCCAATTACGCGCGAGCTCATTAGCGGCATCAAGATTGTTTAGACGTAAGGACTCTATAACCTCACGGGCTTGTTCGCCAAGAACCTGATTAAGGGCAGCCTGAGTATTCATCATAAAAGCCTGAGCCGACATAACAGCACCTAAATTCTCATTCTCGATATTCAAACGACGAACCTCCGCGTCAACAAGAGCAGCTTGACTCTTCTTTTCGGCAATAGCGCTCAAAAGGGTAGCATCGGAAATAAAGAGGGCATTCTTCTCGATACTCTCCTGCACTTTGAGGACATCCGCAACGGCCAAATTATGTTTAGCAGCAGCCTTATCTAAAGCTACACGAGTCTCTGCCATAAGAGTATACAGCTGCTTACCAACATTTTGATCGTCAATTGATTGAGCTTGAGCATTGTCAAGATTAGCGGCAGCATCGTTACGGCTCACCGTAGACTGCGCAACCATATTCTGCGCAATAGCAGTAGGATCGCTAACAGGGGCAACGCCGGGACCAACGGGAGTACCACCGGAAGGACCGGAAGCAGAGGGCATAGGGGCAGAACCACCAGACATAGTAGCATTTACGCCAACGCCTGAAGAGCCTAAAACAGCGGCGGGAGTTACGCCAGCCTTCAAATAACGGTCAAAAACCTTCGAGGGGTCATTATAGGCATTCTCATAATCAAACTGTTTCTGCCAATTAGCATAAGATAGCTCTGATTGTTTCTGCATTTGCTCTAAAGCATACTGCTGTTGGAGCTTCATTTGCTTTTGTTGGTAACGCCACTGGCGGCGAGCATTCATGCCTCCGAAAAGTTGACCGAGAGCGCCAGTTATCAAACCGGTAGAACCAGTAGAGGCAGCAGATTGACCAAGAGCCTGGCCAAAAGATGCAGCAGTAGGAGCAACAGGAACAGGCATACTATACGTGATTCAAATTGTTAGAACGAATGATGTAATCAACACGGACAGTGTCAATGTGAACGCCACTACGCTGCACTCTAGCCTGGGCAGAACACGAAGCGAGAAAAAAGGCAGACAAAGCAGCAACAATAGAGGAGACAAGCGTCCAAAACGCCTTCGATTTATAGAACGGTTGTTTAGTGTCAGACATGGTTGTAAAATTTAAAGAACGATAGAAAAATGCGCGACCTCTCCTGCAGTCGTTACCAATAACCTCTAGCAATTCACGAACTCTTGCAAGAGGGGTCCGCGCACGTAACATATATCGTCAAGTGAAGAATGTACTATTTTTCTTCAGGGTCAGAGGTATTCGAAGTAGGTTTAGACCTATCGAGCATTGAATCAATAAGTTCCTGACCAACCTCGAGACCATCAAACTTATCCATCCGGGAAAAGGAGTTAGGATCGAAATCAATTTCAGGATTGAATTTCTCTCCCTTCTCAAAGTCAGAAGGCTCAGCCATCACGTCTGGACGACCAGGAAGAACATCTACAGAACCAGAGCCATTAAGGACGGAAAGAATGCGCTGACCACGAGAAACGTAAGAGGGGGCATCCTCAAGTAACCAATCAAGTGCCATAAAATCAATACATTAACGATTAGACAAACGGGTTGCAAACGTTTTATTAACCAGATTCTTCTTCTGAACAGAATACGAGAGG